GGTAGAGCACCACCTTGCCAAGGTGGAAGTCGCGAGTTCGAGTCTCGTTTCCCGCTCCATTTTTACCTTATAAATCAAGCACTTAAAATCGTGTGTGTCACAACCGTACAAAGGTTCTGGTTGTTCCGGTTGTGGTCGAAACTCCAATAGGTTGTGTTCGCTCCGCGACTACCACCGGGATTTCAGGTGGTGTTCCGATCAAGCTCCGACAACCCTCTAGTTTTGTAACTTTCGCTACGGTCCTTTTCCAATAATATTTTCTAAATTACCGGCAGCTTCAATAAGCTCTGGTGCTAAAATGTGCGAATATCTTTCTATGGATTTCGCTGAGTTCCAGCCAGCTAATTTTCTTACCTGTCTGTCATCAGTTCCTGCCCTTCGATGCCAAGTCGCAAAGGTATGCCTCAGTCCATGCACTCTCGTACCTTTGGGTAACCCTGCTCGTTCAACAGCGTTCCTCCAAGTTCGGTTGCACACTTCTTTAAGAGGCTGACCGTTTAACTTTACGTCTCCAGACTTCTGCACAAAAACATATTCTAACTTCTTATTGAGGTACGGATATCTTTCTAAAAGCGCTTTGTTAAACTTTCTTCGGTAGGAAATTATATCTCTACACTTGTTTATCAAAGGAACCTCTATAGGACTTCCATTCTTCATTTCATTTCCATCGATGCGGATAAATTCTCCACACTTAGAAACCTGACTCCACCTCAAGTTTGTTACATTACTTTTTCTCAACCCGGTGAGGACACAAATTGAAGCGATGTCTCTCCTTAAAGGGTCAAGCTCTTCCAGTAACCGCTCAAACTCTTCATATTCTAAAAAGTCTGTTTTCTCCTCTTCGGCAACGCATGTTGCCTCCGGGAAATACTGGATCTGCTTTAACTCTTTTCGCGCATGATTCATCATGGCGTTGTAGTAAACAACATATGTATTATAGGTTGCTCCAGAAATGACTCGGTCACTTCTTGGATCTACTCGCTTCTTTTGCCTCCTAAAGAAAAGCCTTACATCCTTATCCGATATATCGGTTATCGGCTTATCTTCACCCCAATTCGCAACCATTTCACCTAGTCGCCTATGGGCTGTTTCGGATTTATCTTTGCCGGTTTTAGTCGGCTCATCCAAGTAGTCTTCTACTACTTCATTTAGTGTCATCGTCCTCATAATACTTCCCTGTATATGAGCAAGCGTCTCGACGCTACCCAAAATGTATCAAAGTTGATCCGTTCTTGCCACCAGTAGATCAGGCTGGCTATGTTCAGCGCACAGGTGCGCCGGGGCTTCTCGGGGTGAGCCAAGATTAGTTGATTCCTGGGGCTTCCTCTTGCGCCGGTACTATCGCCTCCTCATTTTGAGACAAGGCTTCAGCCGTTTGGGCTGTAAAGTTCTCTAGACCCATAGCCGCAAGGGCGGATATGTTCTTGATATTTGTGATCACAAGCACGGCGCTTGCAAGAGCACTGACCGCTTTTGACAGGTCGTTCACAGTGTTTAGCTGCTGTACCTGCTGCTCGGTTAGCGCGTCAACAAAAAAGTTATTGCCACCGATAGTGACAATCTGTCGTTCTTGGTTGGTTAGTTCTGTCTCGCTCATTTCTTCCTCGCGTCGTGTCTTAAAATTAAATAATCTCGGGGGGCTTCAATGCCAAATCTTGCTTGGGGGATTTCTCTTTTGGAAACTAGGTCACCCCTCATGCAGTAGTGGCAATAAGTGGGCTGATCAGCCACATGGCTCTGTACCCCACTGAGGGTCAGAACCACCTTGTCATTGAGGCTGTGAGTCTCTCCGACTAATATGACCTTCTCGGTAATACCGTCTGAGTCCTCAATATTAACGACAACTCTTTGCTCGTTGTCGAAGCCATCAATTACTTTTCTAACCCAGACCCGGTGATCAAAAGTTCCCTCAAGATCGGTAGGGTCCAAATCGAAACCGCCATAAAGGCGGGTATCGACGGCTCTTGTAATTTTCAATGCCATGCAGCTTTCCTAAAAAGGAGAATCATCTTCAAACACGTCAGCGAACGCATCTTTGTTTCCGCCACCAGAATCGGACTGACCTTTCGGCTTCCAGTTATCCACTTCGCTGTACCACTTACCGGACTTAGCAACCTTCACGTCTAGATTGATCCACTCTCCCTCTTTTTGCTGGAGCCACTTGCCTAGCTCTACACGCTTTATTGAAATCTTTGCTTTCACAAAGTCAGGAGCGCCCTCCCTTGGAGCGTTTACAAATAAACCGTCTACAAATTCTTTTTCATCCGACATTTTTCTTATCTTCCTTATGGGGTTTTACAGACACCTGAGTTGTGCCTGTTGTTTTTCTGAAGCTCTCCATATCGGAGCCGTTCTCCAAAACTTTCTCGACCCCACCCAAGAATTCAAAAGCTGCCTTGAAATCTAGAGGTGGTGTTTTTTTAATTACTTGCACCATTATTGATCCGTTAGTAACGGTGGTTCCGTGCCGAGCAGAAACACTTTTCTTTAGGGTTTCACTCTCGGCTTTCAATTCAGAAATGGCGTCGATATCATCTGAGGATCTGTGTTCGAGGACGGCGATTCTTTTTGCGATCACGTCGAGTCGGTCTAATTCTTCATCGTCGTTAACGTAAATTGTTGCGTCTTTGAGAGGCTTTAAGTGATGCTCTCTCAAAACCGGGTCTTGAAATTCATTGTGTATTTGATTGTGCCAAGCCTGCCAAAGGTCTACACGTCTCACCTTCCCCGCTCTTGGCTGCGGCAAAAACTGACCCGACACCTTCTCCTCAAGGAAGCCAGTTCTGCGCTCGACTCGCTCGATCTTAAACACGTTATCGTTTATGTAGCAGATGAAATCCATCCACTCGATGTCGCATACCTCCATCACGGCGAAGCACTGCCACAAATACATTTTCTTGTTTGCGTCGAAAACGCTGTAGGGGGTCTTGACGTAGAAAGGACATTTAGCTTCAGCGCCGCCGATCAGCCCGGTCAACCCGTCAGGAGACCCGCGCAGCCAACTGTATTCTGGGTGCTGAACACTCCCTGTAACGTAAAGCTGATAGCCTGTCTCTCGCTCAAGGCAAGCTAGCGCTGCTGCCTCATTGTCGTTGCCGTGCTGGATTGCTGGCACCATTACGAACTCGCTTGTAGCCTTAGCCAACGCCCTGACTTGTTCGCGCACTATCTTTTCTGGGGACGTGTAAGGATGTTCCCTTTCCCAAGCCAAGCAGGTTGAGCAATTAATAGATTCTGCTCTGATAGCTGCCCAAAGCTCTCCGCCTTGAGGGGCTGGTATATCCTCCATTTCAAAAAGACGAGCCTTCACGACTGTGCCTTTTTGGCAGCCTGTGCCTTAGCTTTTAGCGCTTTAAGGTATTCATCTAAACGGTTGCCGTTGCTGTCTTTGATGCCAAGGTTTTTTAAGGAGTTCTCAAACTTGCTGTAAAGCTTTTTGGCTTCCCTTCCATCAACAGCTAGCATCATCGTTGCCTGATTGTCGCTCCAAATATCGTCCGCTGTTTTAGTTGCAGCAGTTGGCGTTTGGTCATCAGTGGGTGCTTGAGTGGCTACTGCTTCAGAGTCGGTCTCACCAGCAAACTCCATTCCAGACCATAAATCTTGGAACAGACCGAACTCGGCTAACGCCTTGCAGCGGCAGCGCTGCTTGGCTGTGTTCACATCGTCTGCGTTAGGGTTTTGGATTGGCTTATTTCTGGAGCCATAAACGGGGAGGGTAGTAAGCGTTTCATGCTCACCAATTGTGATCTTACAGCGAACCTCTGCGGTGCTGTCTGGATAGTAGAAAGCGGGTCTGCCGTCTGCGTTTAGTAAGAACTCCCAGCGATACTCCGGGAATTTAGACATCATGACGGCGTGTGTCGACATCCAGTCGACGTAAGTAATTTCTCCAAACTTTTTAGTTGAGAAATCTTTACTGCTTACTTTAGATAGGGTTGCCCAGATGTGGGCGCGAGATAACTTTTCCATGTAAATACTCCTTAGTACAGATGAATTAAATCATCTGCTAATGAGTTTTACAACCTTAAAATGTGAAATAGATCTAAAAGTTAAACTTCTTAACCTTTAGATCACGCTTTCATACGTTTCACTTACATCGAGGAAGAAGGAACTGTCTTACCTGCTCAACGAAAACACCACCGTTCCAACCCTCGGCTAGGCACAAATAATATCTGTCTCGATAGACGGATTTATAAATGACTGCCTCTGCCTTTCCGGTCTCCTTGACTTGCTGAATCTGACGCAGATTTATCTCCAAAGCTTCAGGCAGCTTGTCCTTAAACCAGCGGATATTTTTTCCAACTAAAGTCCAGTTGTCATCGCGGTTGGTTTTTAACTCAGACGTATTAGCTTCTAAGTTATCGCAAGCCCATAAAATTTCACCCGAATATGAAAGCTGCGCCCTACTCACGAATGAGGCGGAAGACGTATGACGTGGCAGTTCAAGAGAAGGACCGTCTCGATTGACGATTGCCCCATTCGTGTTCGCCCACTCGTTATATGTTTCTAAAAGCTCTACATTGTCCATTCAACCGTTTCCCCCAGTAATAGCTGTGCTACTTCCAATAACCTCAGCTAATAGACTTTTATTATTTTTATAAATTTCAGAATCGTTCGCTATCAACTCGATGATGAACATGAATTGCTTCGCAGATAGCGCCCCGTGATCGTCCTCGAACTGCTTGGCTTTTAGGACGTGCTCTTTCCAGCTATCGTCAGTTGCTGGCGGCTTCGACTCTAACGTGACCCACTCTTCGATAGTGAAGCCATATTCGTTGGCAAATCTAAGCGCGACTTCTAAGTCCTTACTTAGTGATCCGCCAAGCCATCCTTGGACAACTGCATTCGATACCGTTAATTTTTTAGCTATAGCGCTTGCCCTTCCGTAGTCTGCGACACCGTGTCGCGACAGCACTAGGTTAAGCCATACAGCCCTGCTGTCTCGGCTAACCATTTTTAACACTCCTTGTAATGATTAAAGTTAACATTCCTTTCCTTCCTCGCATTAACACATATTAAAATGACTTTTAGTAGCTGTGAATTCGTACAGCACATCTGAACATGCAATATTCAGCCATTTTCAGAGACAAAAAGAATAAAAAACATATCAAAGTAAATATTTTCATCCGTAGGTATTGAAAGATTGATCTCCATGTGTACTATTAACTCACGCATGGAGGCGAAGCATTAATGATTTATCGACCTAACCCAAAACACGACAGATTCACTGTCCTGCCAAATAAACTGCTTAGAGAAGAAGTGATCAAGCCTGAGAGCTTGGGGGTTCTTTGTTATCTATTATCTCACCGAGACGATTGGACCGTAACGAATAAGCAGATCTCGACCCACTTTAAAATTAGCACGTCGCGAGTGACCGCAATCACAAACGACTTGCGTCAAGCCGGTTACATCCAACGAATCAGACCTGTACTGCCCGACAAAACTTTAGGTTGGGACTGGCTGGTAAGTGATGTACGGGATGCTGAAATTCCAGATCTCGAAAATCAAGATCCCAAAATTCAAGATCTCGAAATTCCAGACCTAAGTAGTACTGTGCATAAAGAACTACTAAAGAAGAAAAGAAATACTGTGCATGAAGAAGCGTCTTTTCCTTCTCCGCCTCAACATGTAACGGAATCTGCTTGGAAATTGTTTTGGCAATACAAGACAAAAATTAATAGCAACCGAAAGCCGTCAGAAAAAATGATCAAATTAGCAACGGCTGATTTTGAAACTTTGGCGGCTGCTGGTCATCGAGATTTTTCTGCGCTGGTTCAGAACTGCATTAACCGGGGATGGAAATCTATAGGCAAACCGGACTGGGCTGTAGTGGCAGCTTACAAAAGCGACAGCGACAGGGATGAATTTCTTGGGGCTGTCAGATGATTGAGATACGCGAACTAAAGCAATCGTTAGCGCCGCACGCTCATATCTTATGCCAAGAGCTTTACCCAGAAGGCAAGGTTGAATCCGGGCATTTCAAGATCGGATCGACTAGGGGTGAAGACGGAAGGTCACTAAGTGTGGTCCTGCATGGAGATAAAGCCGGGAGATGGACGGACTTCGAGTCCGGGGATCATGGTGATTTGCTGGACTTAGTTATGGCGGCGCAAGGCTTTTCGCTAAAGGAGGCTATGAGTTGGACCGCGAAAAAATTTGGCATTAGAGATAGGTCTCCATCGCAAAAAATAAAAGCCGCAGAAAAGAAAAGTTTCAATACCCCCAAACCCCCGCAGTCGATAAACACCGAGGCGCTTCACTTATTCTTGCAGAACCGAGGATTCAAGGACGTTGGTGAGCTTTGCTTTCGGCACAAGATATATGCGACTTCTGAACTGAAAACTTCTGGCACAGATTTAGTTTTTCAATTTTTCAGCGCCGACAACAAGATCACCTTCTTAAAAAACAAGCCAATGGACTACGAAGGCAGTCCCGGTCAATGCAACCAGCCAGCCTTAAAGCCCATATTGTATGGGTGGCAAACCGTACCGGATCACGCACGCTCTGTCTGGATAACCGAAGGGGAATTAGATGCTATCGCTGCGCGGGAGCTTGGCTTTGCTGCGCTAAGTATTCCAAGCGGCGTCAACAATATGAACTGGATTGAGCACGAGTTTGACAACTTGGCTCGGTTCGAGGACATAGCCATTGCGACTGATCACGACGAGCCGGGAGAGAAATGTGCAAACCTTCTGATTAAGCGACTTGGCGACAGATGCTTTCGTGTTCAGTTCCCCGCAAAAGATATCAACGATCTGTTGCTGGACAAAGGTTACGAGTCTGCCCGGAATATCCTTGGGCAGGCTTTTGACCAAGCCAAATGGCAAGATCCTGAGCAGTTAAGGTCTGTCGTGGAATACGCAGATGTCATCGATGATTATTTCGATTTGTCTTTGAACGATTCTGGTGGCTTCCGCACTGGCTTCAATAAGATTGATGAAAATGATTTCAAGCTTAGACCTCACGAATTAATCGGTTTGACTGGCATCAACGGTCACGGGAAGAGCATGTGGCTGAACATGCTGATGCTTAACTTAGTCCAGCAAGGTGCAAAGACGTGCATTGCCAGCATGGAGATGACTCCAAAACATACCTTGGGCAGGCTGATGAAGCAGATTACGGGGGAAGCCAGACCGAATAAAGAACATAGGAAGAAGTCTCTAGACTGGGTTGCTCCGAATCTTTGGCTGTTCGTGGATAAGCTCACCCCAAAGCCAAACGATCTAATGAAGTGTTTCGAGTACGCGTATAAGCGTTACGGGATAACTGTATTCGTGATCGACAGTCTCACTAACATGGTTCGGCAGGACGATTACCCAGAGCAGCAAAAGTTTGTGGAGCGTCTGGTCAATTTTAAGCAGTCGTTCCCGGTCACGATATTTTTGGTGACGCACGCCCGTAAGGGTGAGGACGAAGGCAAAGCGCCCAATAAATTCGATGTTAAAGGCTCTGGCGCGATCACCGATTTGGCTGATGCGTTCTTGAGCGTTTGGAAAAACAAACGAAAGGCAGATCACTTAGACGTTTGCGAAATACTCGGGCGTGAACCGGACCCGGAGATCGTGAAGGGTTGGGATATCTACTTACACGTTTTAAAGAATCGTAACGGCGGATGGGAAGGGCAGGTTGGCTTCGACTTCGATGACCGTTCTTGCCAGTACGTTGAGACCCGTCGCGGTGCGCCCAAGCCGTTCGTTAAAAAACCCCTAGATAAGGATAGACCAATTTGAATCAGCAAGAAAATTTTGCTCAAGCTTTGCGTGATTGCGGTGCTCAGGTCGGAAAGGCTGAAAGAGACCTAGCAAAAGCAGAAGCTTCAGAGAAACGAACCTACGCAAGTCTAATGATCACAGCGCAGGCCAACCATAATTGCAAAACGGCGGCAGCACAATCCACATGGGCAGACAATCAAGAGCAGATGGAACAGGCGAGACTAAACCGAGGACTCGCAAAAGGGCTTCTAGCAGCAGCAAAAGCAAACCTACTAGCAGCAGAAGTCGAGTTCAAAACGTGGCAAACGCAGATGGCAACGACACGGTTCGAGAAGCGGATCTACGGAACCTAAGCGTGCAGGTAACCTTCAAATGCCCGGACCTTGACCTTTCTATCGATTCGTTTGGGGACGGGTTAATCGACAGAATTAGCGAGGCTGGCGCTGAGTTTGGATTGGTCCTTGACCGGCTTAATATTTTTTTGGAGCGGGAAAAATAAAATCTCACACCCCAACCAAAGAGGAAAAGGCTTGGATGTCTGCTTGCACGGAAATGGGCTGCATAGTTTGTTTGTTGGAGTGGGAGACTTTTACCGAGTCAGAAATTCATCATATGGACGGCAAAGTGAAACCGGGAAGTCATCTACTGACTATACCGCTTTGCTTTCGGCACCACCGAGAAGGCAGTGACAATGAAATTTACACATCTAGACACCCACATAAGAAAAAGTTCGAGGACAGATATGGAACAGAAGCCATCCTTCATAACGCAACAAGAGAACGACTTAGCTGATGACGCGACATCAGACGATCACCCGCGCTCTGGAGTTGAAAATGATCCTGTAAATTCGCCAAATCATTACGCTGACAAAACATTCGTAGAATGCATCGACGCGATGGTTCATTGCTATGGAATTGAAGAAGTTCAAATATACGCGAAGATCGCAGCCTTCAAATATCAGTGGCGATCAAACCAAAAGCACACCACCCCTCATGAAGATCTGAAAAAGGCTGAATGGTATTTGGCTTTTCATAACGGGAAAGACCCGAGGAAAATCAGATGAGCGCTTCAGCCCGAGTGAAAGGGCATAGCTTCGAGAGAACAATCACTCACATGATCGATGACGATCTAGGCATAAGAACCAGTCGCATTTTAGACCAGTACCGGGAAGGCAATTTGGGCGACATAGAGCTTGGTCCATTCATCATTGAGTGCAAGCGGTACGCGAAAGGCGCGGAACCGCAGGCGGCTTGGTGGACGCAAGCTTGGGCTGCTGGCGAACACATGAACCTTATACCGATCTTGGTTTTCAAATTTGACTATCGTCAGATTCAGGCTTTGGTGCCGCTATATCTGATAGCTCCCAACTACCCCAAAGAAAAGCAATACACCGCTCAAGTCAGTTGGGAAACGTTAATGATGTTGATTCGAGAAGACCTGAATGGAGATTAGAAACTTCACGCAAGTTCATAAAATATGTGAGGCGGCGGCAAAAAAAACACATTACCCAACGGTCATAGAGGAGATTCGACGCCAACTACCTAAAGAATGGTGGGCTTGCGCCGAGAGCACCGTCTGGTACTTCCTGCCCAGGGCGATCCTCAATCTGCCAACTAAGCTTGACCGTCAAGAGGCAATAGCCAGTATCCCCGACATCACGGAGCCACCAAACATGAAGGGCTTCGTTGAGAGCGGCGTCATCGCGATTTGGCATTCAGGTAAAAAAGATGTGGTTTGATGATCTTGAGCGGGGCGAAGCTGTAGAGCGCGAATGGCTGAGTAAATTGCTACCCCTTTTCCACGACGCTTACATGACGTTCGGAAAGGACAGTCGATTCGATATTGCCATTCCAGAAACGGACACCACTATAGAGGTAAAGTTTGATCCCCGTTCTTTAGAGACCGGCAATATTGTATTAGAATATTTTCACAATAAGCCGTCTGGCATTTCGGTTAGCGAGGCAACTCACTGGCTGTTTGTCACCGGGGAAGAGAATATTTGGATTAGTTCTGAAAAGCTAAAGGCGTGCGTGTTGATCGAGCGGATCATGCCGACTCAAATCCAAGGTGGAGATGATCGGCATCCAAAGGCGGTCTTCCTTATCCCGGCTGAGATTCTGAAATCCCATGCAAACGCAGTAGGAGCACCAGTTTAAAGCACCGTAGTGCGTAGGTTGGCATGTGGGCAGACCCGGCACTCCCCGGCGGCTTCACCCAAGACTTTACCGTGTTAAGGTTTGCGTCCATCATCTTGGCAGCCTCTTTAACGCCGAAGCCGCCAGCCCCCCGCAACTCATTAAATTCTGCGTTAGTGCTCATTGAATTCTCCAAACCCAAAGACTCCCGTCTATGGTGCGTTGGGCGCCCATTCGATCTATTCGTTCCAACGCCCTCAACAACCCGGTGGTTGTCTTTTTATCTTTAGTGTTGATGAAGTCATTCACTTGCATCTTCAAAGCTGTACGGGCGTATTCTTCTTTCGCTATCGCTTGTCCCCGGCTGGGGACAGGCATGTTACCTGCGATCATTAGAGCCATAATCATCTATTCTCCGTGATCACGTTGTGGGATTTTTTTTGTGGGGCGTATTTTTTACAAAGTTCAATGACCCTCAAAAATTTTGAGTGATCATCGTTCTTGAACATCAGGTTCACCCCCCAAGAGTTGAGCTTTTCATCGAATTCTTTCTGATCGTCTCCCTCAGCATTATAGCGGGCTTCCGTGATCCACTCAGCATATATGTTGTGGAATCCATATTCCTCGCAAAAGCGTTGCATTTCCTCCAGATAGCTCTGTCTGCTCAGTCGCTCAATACTCCTTTGAACTTTGTTGTGGTGGTGGCTGTTCAGAATCTCCAAGAAAAAGCTCAACTCGTCTTCATGCTCGCTTTCTGAATCGGTCAAACCTTGGTGTTGCTCATGCCGAAAGCATTCTGCAATTGATGCGTGGTCGGCGCACTTCTCAGGGATTTTTTTAGGGATTTTAATTTTCAAGACTTGGGCGACAAGCTCCCAGTGTCGCCGGGTTTCGCATGTCATCGGAAGATTTTCAAGCAGCCACAGCCTGTGGATCTTTTTGCGTTTGGCTACGGTTGCTTCGCGCAAGCACCATTTGAGGCTGCAAGATTTCCAAAAATAAGCTAGACCAAGATAGTCTTCAGTCCCTACGAAATTTTGGTCCAATGCAAGCAAGTGTCGGGTCGCCTCCCAAGAGGCTGTGTTTAAATTTATTTTATAATTTTCGTCCGTCATCACTCTACCTCCAGATCGGGATGAAACCGCTCTAGCAGATGACGATCCCACCCTGAAAAATTATCAGGCTCCTCCTCTTCGCGATAACAAGCGCCAAGCAGTTGCTCATCGGACAAGGTGGCGAGCCTCGAAACGAGGGCTTGTCGAAGCTGATTCGCATCAACAGAGTCCCACGATTCCTTGGTCATAACCTCAAAGTCGAAGGAGAAGCTTTGCGGAAAAAGGTGTCTTTTCTTAGTCATGACTGCACCTCTTCGACCTGAAAGCCCAGCCCTTCGATTTGATCGAGGTAGCTGATCGGAACCCATCCGTCCACACTCAACATGTCCTCCGCAGGCATCCAGTGACCTATGAGGGAAACTAATTTTTCAGACGTTTCACATCGCGGATAAACCCGCCCGTGGATTCCATCGTCAACAATCCTCACTTTAATTGGCTTCATGACTGCACCTCCAAAGCGGTGACATTTAGATCATCGGTAGCAAGGTGAGCCAACTTGGGCTGGCGGGCGACGTTTACGCAAAGAATGGACTGGCCTGTATTGTCGATTACGAAAGAGAACGCTATTTTGTCCCCAATTGACGCCTGCTCTCGCAGCACGTTGGCTGGGATGTTATATCGGCGGTCCTTCCTTCCACCCTTCCCGTTCACTCGGTAGAATCTGATCACGGTCTCGGTCCCATCGGTGAATCTCAGTGGTATCTCGCGCTTTACGCCGTTGGGGAGCGACTCGAAGTCCACTCCGAACAGTCGCGCCAGAGCGGTTAGCTCGGCGAAGCAGTCGGGGTTGCCCTTCTCGATCATCGTCTTGGTCAGGGTCTTGGCGACTGCTGGGATCAGCTTTATTGGTTTCACATCATTTTTCATGTTTATCATGCCTCGTTCTCCAGATAATCTTCAATGGCAACTGAGTCAACGATCACGCCCTCGACCACCTCATCAAGCGAAATGTCGGAGTAGCCTTTGGCTCTAAGTTCTTTGATGCGATCAATGCAGATATAAAAATTAGGATCAAAATTAATCTCAGGAGTGTGGTCTTCAGGGGTGATTCGGTCTGCAAAAGGCAAACGAAAGTGTGCGATCTGGTAGGTGTCTTCATACCACTCGACTGTTTCGTTCAAGCCGTCTTTGTGCTTGTCCGGTCTAATCGAAATGTGCATCCGCCCAAGCTCACCAGTAGGTTCACCCTCTAAAGTCAAATAACCGGCGACAGAGCCGTAGTAATCGCCTTCTGTGTGGTCTATCTCAAATGCGTCAGCTTTGTGGCACGAAACAAATTTTGCTACTGCTATGTCTATTGATTTTTTATCCATTTCCATTTCTATGATCTCCTTATTTTTATTTTGGCGCGAAAAATCTTCACCCCCTAAACCACTCAAGACGAATGGGTCAGTGGCTTCACTCGCTGCTGCCGTTGGAGCTTTGCCAGACACGCAGAAGTGAGTCGCGGTGTCCCAGCAAATGCGTCCCGGCTGGTAGTCGCCGCGCTGGCTGAGAGCGCTTTGGTATTGGGTCATCCAGAGCGCCCGGTATGCTTTTTCGTGTTTGTTCATGTTATATCCTTATTTTTATTTTGGCGGGAAAAAATCTTCACCCACCAACCCACTCATTCCGAATGGGCTGTAGGGTAAAGACTTAACTTATGCCGCCACCTCCGCACTCACTGGTTGCTGTTTCTCAATCCACTCCACTGCTTTTTGAGCTAGGGCTGAAGCCCTGAAAAACGCCCGGTGGTCGTCCTTTAGGCACTTGATCCAATTGTTGAGGTACTTTGCGTGGTCGGCTCTTGGAGCGGCAGACACGCCTAGAAGTGCGGATTGATACGTCGCAGCAAGTTCAGCGACTAACTCCTCTCTGGCATATCCATCGCTGCCGAAACCGCTGCCCATTTTGCGATCCAGTCGAGACTTGTGACCCGTGGCATGGGCGAGTTCATGCAGCAGCGTAGAGTCTCTCGTTTCGCTGGCGGTGCTGGTCTCAGTAGCGGTGAAACCTTCGCGTGGAGGAATGCTGATCAGGTCATGCATTGGCGAATAGAAGGCTTTGCCGTCCGGGTTGGTTCTGACCTCGATGCCGGTATTGGCAACCCACGCCTCTACCGCTGCGTTAGCGTGAGTCTCGTCGGCGTAGATAATTCTCTCAGGCTCCTCGAACACCTTGACGCTTGGGTCGAGTTGGTCAGACCGAAAGACGCGAAAGTTTTTCATGACCGGGATCGTTTTATCCTCTCCCGAATCGCGATCCTTAACCTTGGTCTGCTTGAAAAAGACAATGGTGGTTGCCTTCGATCCCTTGGCGACTTGGTAGCCCTTCGACTCCCACTGAGCGTAGGTCGCCCAGTAGGATTCAGTCAGTCCTAGCAGCCAGACATTGACTCCGTTGTAGCGGTTGCTGGTGATCCCGTTGCGTGGAATGCCAACCGGTACGCTGGATCGCATTGGGTTGATCCAGTTCGCGCCGTGGGTTTCCATCTCGGCAAGCATTTGCTCGTTAATTTCTTTGTAGTTGATCTTCATCGTGCACCTCCAAGGGCGAGAGCAAGCGGAGACTTTTGCTCAACTGTGATGGCTATGCCAAGCGCTTTAATTGTGCTGATCACGTCCAGCGTAAGGGTTTTGGTGTTGGCGATGCGAGCAAACAACTTTGCGTGCTCGCACACTGGGTAAACGACTTCTATGCCGTATTGGTTTTTGATTGTTACGATTATTTCCTGAACCATGACTTTTCCTTGTTGGTTATCTAAGACGCCTGACGGCGTTTCGGCTGGTGACCAACCAGCCTCATCAGTTAGAAATGTTGCGATCCAAATGGCGCTGATACGCCTCCTCGGCTGAAGAGCAATAGCCTTGCCAGTGCATCCAGACTCGGGCGCGGCTACTGCTTTGGTGCAACCAATGCTCTCCGGTGGAAGAACCCACGAAGTGAATTCCGTCGGGTCCGGCATGCGCGGAAAGCTCAACACCGTTTTGAAGGGTGTGCTTCAGCGTCTTCATGAGCCGTCCTCCAGCGGGTAGAGGTGGCGTGCGATGAGAATTGCCTGAGCGTTGAAGCTGATGAACCAAAGCGCTGCCACCAGCGCCCAGAGACCTGTGGAAATGAAGCCAGCCTGCTGCACGAATGCAGCGAACAAGAGCATGAAAAATCCAAACACGATTGTGAAAATGTGGAGAGCGATGTTCATGACTGACCCTCCGAATTCAGGGTGGCTTTGATCTTGGCGAGTCGGTTGTGCAACATTCTTAAGCTAGAGGCATAGCGTGCTGACTCGAGGCGAAATTGCGATTGTTCGTAATCGAGTTCAGGTGCGACAAAGAGGTTGTCAGCGGCGATGTATAGGCGATCATTCAAGCGCTCGCGGGGGTTGCTCTCAATGACGGCGCGAATCATGCCGCTGGCAAGGCGAGGAATTACATAGCCCTCGGCGGTCCAGCCAGCATTGTTGAAGCCTTTGACAATGATCCAGCTCTGGACCGTTGCGTCGACCCGGAAGTTGCTTGGGAGGTAAGATTCAACTTCCTTGGCGGTAGTGCCTTCTTTGGTCACGCGAATGGTGATTTCATCGTCCATGGATTCTTTAAGTTCATCGTCTGTGCGACCAGCCGCAAATATGTTGGCGTGCAGTTGCTTGTAGGTGTTTGCAATTTCTCGCTTGGGCAATTGCTGCTCGATTTCCTGAACCACGCCGAACCACTTCTCTTCGGCTCGCAAGTGCTTCTTCGCTGCGGCTTGTTGCTCCGCATCGAACTCTCCATACCCTTTGCCTTCTTCTGCTAAAGCGGCTGCGTCGACGTGAAAATCAACTTTTCGGTCAGCAACCGCTAATCGGTTGACCAGCTTTTGGTGTTTTGGGTTGACGGCGGCAATGCCGCGTGCTGCTTCGAGGTATTTTAAAAGTGTATCCATGTTTGCATCCTTGCAATAAAAGAGGTGTATGTCACCCCGGTTTATATCTTATACCGCAGAAGATCGTGGCAGGCAAGCAAAACTCGTGCGAAAATAACAAAAAGAATCTAAGGATTAAAAAAGTGGACCAAAACAGCACGCGGTTGGACCGGATCGAGACAAAACTGGATCTGATGCAGCAAACATTGGCGGACCTTGCACGTATCGATGAGCGCCAAGACTCGTTAGAACAGCGAATCAACCGACACGAGTTGCGGTTAGATCTAATCGAGCAGATGGGGCAAAAAACGAGCGACGAGGTCATCAAAATCGGCGGCAAGGGCGTTGTCATCGAACGGGCGGCTTGGATTCTTTTTGCCGCAACAGTTGCGAGCGCCTCCCATTTTTTTTAAGGCGGAAAAGAAAAAAGGAAACCCCTCAATGCCAACCTCTCCTGTAGTAGAACAACAAGTAGTAGTAGACGAAGAACAAGAGCGAAAGCTTACGGACAGGCAAGAACGCTTCGTGGTCGCGTTTCTTGGTTGTGCTAATGGAGCTGAAGCTGCAAGGACAGCAGGTTACAGCCAAAAGACAGCAAGAGAGATGGCATACGAGAACCTCTCAAAACCTCACATAGCCTCAGCGATAAAGCGGAAAAGGGACCAGATAATGAAAGATGAAGAGAGCAAAGTGGATTGGCTCATTACCCACTTAACGAGCGAAGCGACGGACAAGAAGAACGGCGAATCCACACGGGTCCGGGCGTTGGAAGTTTTGGGCAAAGTGTTTGGGGCATATGCGCCCGAAAAGTCCGAGGTCACGCAGTTTGACGGCACTTTCTTGGCGGATCTTGACAGTTTGCCCGCCCCGGCTGATGAGAACTCCAACGAACTCAGCGACTTACACTGAGCGAGCACGACCTAGGCTAGGTGATGGTCCCTAAAATGATGCGCGATCCGCCCGATTCCTCTGCAATATCGTTGGGGGGGAGGTGCGATATGGACGAAAGCGGCGTAGCTCGATGGTCAGGCTCCATGGAGGGCATCTCTAGATCTCAGCCCTAATTTTCACGTCCCCATTTAAGGGGGGCATAGCTTATGAGAGTACCTACTATGAATAATTACATGATGAGATTTGAAACTGCTGCGGATTACCTTGATATGAGCGATGACAGCTTCTTAGAGAGCGTTGCGCCGTTCCTTGACACGATCACCATAGAGGAAACTCCATACGTCCTACGGGCAGATGTGGAGCTTCTAGTGCAGATGTTTTTTCGCAGTCCGGGTAAGGACAATGTTGTGAAATTGCACCCTGTTCCATAGGGGGGCGGTCAATATGAGAGTACCTGTTGCAAAAAAGTACCCACTAACATAGTCAAATTAAATGGGGGGTGGTGAATATGAGAGTACCTCATAGTTTGGCGGATACCCCTTCCGCCATATAGTTGTGTAAGTTGTTGTTTTATATAGGGTTATTTGCCCAGGGTAATATTTGTGGTGCCTTTTATGGTGCCTTTGTAAGGAAATGGAGTACATATGCCAAATATACGGAACAGATTATTGTCAGGTGTTGAGATAGGCACCATAAACGAAGGTCACTCTGAGACGTTACGGGGGGATGACAGCCCTACAGGCAAGCCTACGATCCTTATTAACGAGGCTTTATACAAGGGCGCTGCTAGGGACAAGATGATTGCGGCGGAATCCATACACTTATTGAAGGATATAGATCCTGAACGGCATAAGACGTTAATGGACACTGCTATGGCGGACAGTGATTACATGGATTGGACGCGAAAATCCTACGATTATGTTTCTGGAAATATACCAAACCCCGAAACTGGCAAGTTTGATATACCAAAAGAGCGTTTAGAGAAGCGTGACTTTGACAAGTGGCACAACGTATCCCGGTTTGACCAAGTAATAGGTGGCTATATCTACGCACAAGACCCTGACTTGCCGACAATGAAGAACTGGGACAGATATGACCTGCCAATGGGCAGTGACCTGAGAGCGGGTTTAGAGGCGTTTAGGGAGGAGTTTGAAACTCCACAGATATCCAACCCCAAAGTTAAATATTGATAACGCTGATATGTGCTTTATAATCATTAGATTGTTTTATTAGTCAATAGGGTATTATGTCTTTATATAGAAACATAGCTAAGAAGCGTGCATCAGGACGCACTATGCGGAAGAAGGGTGACGCTGGTGCGCCTTCCGACCAAGATTTTAAAAACGCGGCTAAGACTGCAAAGAAGAAGAAGCCCAAGTAATGGCTACGCCTCGTAAGGGTAAAGCCAAGGTCAAGGTTACTGCGTCAGGCAAACGTGTTTCCTACGGGCAAGCTGGCAAAGCTGCTGATGGCGGGAAAAGAGTAAAGCCCGGAACAGGCAAAGGTAATTCGTATTGTGCTCGATCACTAGGAATTAAGAAGCGGTTATCGAAAGAAAAGCAGAACGACCCCAACACCCCTAACAACTTGAGCCGAAAGCGTTGGAAATGCTCAGGGGCTAAATCAACTAAATAAGGTTAACGAGATGGCAAAAGGTGTCGGACATTTTTTCAAAGACGGGTCTCTACATGAGGGCGGCTCTCATAAGATGCCAAACGGAGAGGTCCATTCAGGAGCGAAGCACACTTCATCAAGTCGGCGGTTGTTCCATATAGAAGAACTAGGCAAAGCAGCAAAGGAGAAAGCGATGAACTATGGAAGCAAAAAACCTAAGAATAAAAAGCCGGTGTCTAAAAAAGCTCCTGCCCCTAAAAAGGGGTACAAGAACAAATGAAGAAAAAGAGTTGCGACCATCGCGAGAAGTTAGGTAGCAAGGGTGATCTACGCCGCCCTACAAATACTAAAAAGTTTTCTGATAACTACGACAAGATTTTTGCAAAGAAGAAGTCCGCAGATGGGTGAGATTATTCTCGAAAGATTTTGCTACCACCCCAACGCGACTCTAGGCGTAATCCGATTGGAAGGTGATATTTTTTATACTGTTGAGCGTCCTTGGCTGGACAATAAGCCAAACGTGTCTTGCATCCCGGAGGGGGAGTATGAGATGAGCTGGCGTACCTCTCCTAGGTTTGGGGAGACTTGGCATATTAAGGATGTCCCGGACAGGACTCATATTCTTATTCACGTCGCGAATTTTTCAAAAGACGTGCAAGGCTGTATCGGCTTGGGGTGTGAGTTGATGGGAGACACGGTTGCTGTTAGTCAAAGCAAAGCTGCGGTTGCGCTGTTTGAGCATCTAACGGAAGGCAAAGAATGGACGATAAAGATCGTCAATGCTCCTACTGCGGCACTCTAGAATCACTTTTAGTTGATCGAGATCTTTGCGAAAGTTGCAAATGGAAGCTCGTAAAGAAGAGCTATGAGAACAGCCTTCCTGACTATTTAAGGAGTCGAATCAAAGTTGCTAAAGCTCGCGTTCGTAAAAAAGGACTTATCTTCTCTCTAAGTCTGGATGAAGCAGTTGAGATTTGGGAAGAGCAAAAGGGAAGTTGCGCTGTGACCGGGCTTCACATGACCCACACCGCAAGTAACTTTGAGTTTGCTGCGTCATTGGACCGGATAGACAACGACATTGGATACGACAAAAGCAATGTAAGGCTGGTTTGCTCCCGCGTTAACACCATGCGAAATGACCTAGACACTGAAATGCTCATTTTTTGGGCTAAGGCGATATGCAAAAACAATGAAAATTGAAGACGCCGCTAGAATTTTAAAAGCAGATTTCCCGTTATACGCTGAAAAAATTCTTAAAGTAATTACTAAAGAGGGTGAGGTTAAACCCTTTGTGCTGAATCCTGGGCAGGTAGCCGTCCATAAGCAGTTAGAAACCCAGCTTAAAGAGACTGGTCGAATCAGAGCTTTATGTTTAAAAGCCCGACAGGTAGGCATTAGCACCTATGTCGAAGGGCGATACTTTTGGAGGATCACTCAAACCCGTAATGCCAACGCCTTCGTCCTATCACACCTTGCAGAATCGACTAACTCGATCTTTAACATGGTTAAGCATTTTTATGAAAATGTACCTCACCCCGCTTTTAAGCCACCTCTTTCGTCGCAGTCCGCGCAGACGCTTGCATTTGACGGTCTCAACTCCCGATACAGAGTTGGTACAGCCCGGTCAACTCAAACAGGTAGAGGTCAGACCAATAGGTTTGTCCACGGATCAGAAGTAGCCTTCTATCCGCAGGGAGCGGACATAGTCGCTGGCTTACTCCAAACGGTGGGTGGTCAGGGTTCAGAAGTAATTCTAGAATCCACTGCTAACGGTGCTGGTGGTTGGTTCTATGATCAGTGCATGAAGTCTTTGCGCGGAGAGACAGAGTGGGTAGTTTGTTTTGTCCCTTGGTTTTGGATGCCCGAATACCAAAGGAAGCCAAGCCCTTATTTTGAGGCTACTCCAGAAGAGTACAAGATTGCTCAGATGTATAATCTCAGCGATGCCCAGTTGTGTTTCCGCCGCGCAAAAATTGATGAGCTAGGTGGGACTGACCTTTTCAAACAAGAGTATCCAAGCAACCCTTTAGAAAGTTTCCTTACATCTGGTAGATGTTTCGTTGAAGACTCCGCGTTAAGAAGTGCTGAGTCAGAGTGTTACACCCATGACTTCCGTGGGGACTTCAGAAACGGCGCACTGTCCAGTCACTCTCACGGTCCTTACAAGGAGTGGTATCCACCATCGCAAGACGAATCTTATTGTATTGGAGTGGATGTGGCGGAGGGTCTGTCATACGGAGACTACTCCTGCGCTCAAGTTCTGGATTCGTTAGGCAGGCAAGTAGCTTGTTGGCACGGGCATATAGATCCGTTTGAGTGGGGTAATGTAGTCAAAGAGTTAGGTCAGCGATTCAATAACGCTTACGTCATTGTTGAGCGTAACAACCACGGACTGACTACGTTGAGAAGGATGCAGGAAATAGGCTATCCCAATCTGTTTGTAGAGTCCTCAGTAGACAACGCTTACGGTGACAAGCTAACAAAACGCGGAGGCTTTCTTACCACTTCAAAAACCAAACCGCTGATTATTGACAACCTTGCAGCGATACTCAGACAGGGTGAATCTGGCATTGCGGATCAAGAGCTTGTGAACGAATTACGGACGTATGTCATTGATGATAAAGGGTCTTTTAATTCTCAGTCAGGGTGTTATGATGACCGAGTAATGGCTTTTGCTATTGCTTTGCATGGACTTGCATCAATGCCCCGACCAAGGGCAAATATTATTCAAAAACGCTTCAAATCAATTGATGCGGTTGCAGGATATTAGATGAGTGAAGTCCAGTTTGAAGTGATAGAAGCGTCTGACGGGACGCAAGAGCAAGAGTTGCTGAACTTAGGTTCACGCCTGTCATCTACATTTCAAGAATATAAAGACGCTAGAAAAGAAACTGAAAATCAGTGGATCAAAGATCTGCGTCAATTTCAGGGAATGTACGAGCCTGACGTTTTAGCAAGGCTTAACGAGTCTGGCGCTAGATCAAAAGTTTTTGTCGGACTCACCCGCACTAAAGTCATGGCTGCTTACAGCAGAATCATCGACCTTCTATTCCAACACGGCGATGCATACTTCGCCGTAGAGCCAACAGCTATACCTCAGATCGATCCAATGGAAATGATGAAGATCAGAGAAGCTGCCGCGCAGCAGATTGCTATGGCTAGTGGCATGGACCCATCTCAAAACGAAGATCTGATTGCTCAACGAATGCAAGAACTTGAAGACGAGTTTTTGAGTATTGAAAAAAAGATAGCGCGTGAAGCAGCCGAAGAGATGTCTACGGTCATTCAAGATCAGCTTCAAGAATCTAATGCAGAGCAGAAGCTCAAAGAAAGCATGCTAGAAGCTTGCATATTCGGAAGTGGTGCCATTAAGGCAGGCACTGTCCGTATTGATCGAAAGCAAAGTTATTCAAAAATAACCGACCCCACAACAGGGCAAACAAGTTTTGCATTAGCTCAAATAGAGCAGGCTGCGCCAGAGGTGGAAAGTGTTTCAATTTTTGATCTTTACCCAGATCCATATTGCACATCTCTCAGGGATTGTGATGGGCTGTTTCGTCGGCATGTATTAACCCGCAAACAGTTCAGAGCACTGATGGATTTGCCGGGGTTTGATGCTTCGATGGTTAAGTACCTATTAAAGAACAACCGCAACGGTAACCACACCGAAGAAAATCATGAGCGTACCCGCAGGAATATTGCTGGCATTCATGAGAATTCTGAGTCTCACCGATTTGAAGTCCTAGAGTACTGGGGCAGCATTGATGGATATGAGATGAAAGAGCATGGCATAGAGTTACCAGAAGATGCTGACGAATCGCAAGACTTCTCATCTTGCGTGTGGATGTGCGGCGGGAAGGTTTTAAAGGTCATGCTTAACCCTATCGGTGGCTATGACGTTCCTTACCATATATTTCCGTATGAGCGTTCCCCGCACCAGTTCTGGGGGACAGGCGTTCCCCGGATGATGCGTGACTCTCAAGTCACAATGAATGCCGCAACCAGAATCTGGATAGATAACCTCGCGTTAAGTTCAGGTCCAATGGTTGAAGTAAATACAGATCTGTTAGCTGCCGGGGAAGACCCGACAGACATTCATCCTTGGCGCGTCTGGTTGCGTGAAGGTGGTGACGGATCTATGCCAGCAGTTCGCTGGTATCAGCCTATAGCTAACGCTAATGGGCTTAACCAGATTGTTGAATTGTTTAGACGGTTTGCTGATGAGACTACGTCTCTGCCAAGTTATACACATGGCGAACAAACCAAAAGCCTAAATAAAACTGCAACGGGCATGTCTATGTTGATGGGCGCCGCTAACGTGGCGTTGAAAAGTACCATTAAGAATATAGATGATTTTTTGTTAGAGCCGATGGTAGAGGCTTTATTCCACTTCAACATGGAGTTTGGAACTAATGAAAAAGCCAAGGGTGATCTAAAGATCGTCCCGAGAGGTAGCACTGCTCTCGTACAAAAGGAAGTGCAATCACAACGACTCCTCCAATTCTTGTCGCTTGTATCAAACCCTATGGACGCAGCACTCGTAGACCGGAATCAATTATTACGCGATATAGCGCAATCATTAGATATTGATCCCGACGAAGTTATTAAGTCTGAAGAGAGATTACAAGCTGAACAAGCACTCCAAAATCAAGCTCTCGCAGGAGCAATCCCAGGCGGTCCTATGGCTCAGGAGCCAGACCCAATGGGACTTAGTCTCGGACCTGTTGCGTAACAGGTTAGAAGACTCTCAACAGCGATTAGAGCAAGCAGACGAAAAGAATTTTCGGTTTGAGCAAGGGCGAGTTTCAGAACTTCGCTTCATGCTTGATCTTGAGGATACGGCGAAAGCCGTTCTAGATAAAACTCGGACCCCTAACCGGCTATCCGCAATTGATTAACGAACATCCTTAGCGGGACTCGTAGGAAAATTATGACTAGAAGAAATGACCCGGAGCAACTAGAAGCAGAAGCCAGAGAAATGATGGAGCAAATGTTAAAGGCTGCGGCTGGACCCTCGGCAGAGGATACCCAGCAAGAACCAGAGACAGAGTTTCAAGAAGCCCCCATAGAACCTGTGGATACGGCGGAATACTTGGCGGAAGAGGTGACTGATGAAGAAGATAGCGGCGATAAATCTTCATTAGAGACTGCTTTAGAAAAAGCAGAACGAGCGATGAAAGGTGCTCAGGCGAAGATGACTCATGCAACTCAAGAGGCTTCTGAGCTAAGACAGCAAAATGCTGAACTAGCAAAGACTCTCAAAGATATGCAGGGACAACTAGCGGAAGGACAGAAGGACAATGAAAGGTTGCAACAACTGCGGGAGGATTATCCCGACTTCGCACCAGTATTGGACGAACTGAACCGGACGCAAGAAGAAGTGCAGAACCAAAGGGCTACTTTGGCAGCGCAAGAACAAAAGGCATTTGAAGATGCCCAGAATGAAGCACAAGACGCTCATTTCGAGCGGATACAAGCTGTTCATCCAGACGTAGAGTCAATAACTCAAACGTCAGACTGGTCACTCTGGCTTGATAGTCAGAATCCCGTGATACAGGAATGGGTTAACTCTGGGACTTCTAACGATGTGAATGCTGTTCTTTCGCAGTTTAAGCGGGACTTAGGTCTGAATTCTTCTACGCCGCAAGAGACGCCTCTTGAGCGAGCAAAAGCGGTTGCAGAACCGAAGATGCCAAAAGCTCGAAAGGCAAACACAACTGGCGAAAGACGAACTTGGACTGTAGATGAAATCAAACGGATGTCGAACGAAGAATTCGAGAAGCATCAAGTTGAAATTTTATCAGCACAGAATCAAGGGAGAATTCGCCGTTAAAATCAAACTCTTGTGAGGATTTTTAACCATGTCTTTTTCTCAATTTTCTACAGGTACAACTTCAGAAGTAAATTTCATACCAGAAATTTTTTCTAAGTTATTACAATCTAAGTTTTACCGTCAGTCCGTACTGCCTCAGATATCTAATAATGATTACGAAGGCGAAATTAGCGGTGCCGGTGAAAAGGTTGTCATTCGTACAACCCCAGCGATAGCAATCAATAACTACACAGGCTCGATTACCACTGAAGTTCTAAAGACCGCTAAGGTTGAGCTTTTAATTGATAAAGCTAAGTACTACAGCTTTAAAGTGGATGATGTGTTGAAAGCTCAATCAGATATAAATCTGTTAGAAGCTGCAACTAATGATGCCGCCGAGGGTATGCGTATTGCAGTTGAAACTGATGTGCTTGGAGGCGTTGTAACAGGCGCAACTACTATTCAGTCTCAAGTGACAGTATCAGCAACTAACATCCTGACCAGCATCTTGAGCATGTCTACTGCACTAGACAACCTGAACATCCCAGAAGAAGGTCGATTCATCGTTCTTTCTCCTGAGTTTGTCTCGTTGCTAAAGCAGTCTGAGTTGCGTCAAGCCTATCTTACAGGTGATGACACATCTCCATTGCGAAACGGAAAGGTTGGGATAGTTGACCGCTTCACCGTTTACCAAAGCAACATGCTTTTGACACCGGGATCTGGTGGTGACGCCGGTTATACGCACGTTCTAGCTGGTCACCCAAAGGCTATCTCTTTCGCATCTCAGTTTACTAATGCTGAAACTGTGCGAATGGAAGCAACCTTTGGCGATTCAGTCAGAGGGCTAAAAGTGTACGGCTCAAAAGTCGTAACACCAGACGCTCTTGTAGTGGGTAAGTGGACTTAACAGTCCATTTATAAGAAGGGGGAGGACTCTCCTCCCCTTTTCTTTTTTTAGGAAAATTAAATGTCTAAGACTGAAAAAGATGCAGTTTTTGCGGAAGCGCAAGAAAAGTTTGATGTGAAGCTTGATAGAAGATTAAAGCTTTCTGAACTTAAAGATCAGATAGAACAACTGTCCAGCGAACACGGCAAGCCAAAAGAGACTCCGCATTTTAAAAAGCCGAAGACTGTAAGAAATATCTTTACGGGTAATGAGTTTCATTACAACGAATTATTTTCTGGGAATCCAGATTTAGAAATTATTGAGTGGGAGACTGACGATGGCGACAACTAAAGTCGTAGACGTACTGGGTCGTGCATCAATTATCTTGCAAGATAGTAGTAATGTTCGTTTCCCAAATGATGAGCTTTTAAAGTTTTTTAATGACGCTCAAAAAGAAATCATATTGCATAGACCTGACGCGAATATGCAAAGTCTCGCCAATCACCAATGTGTTGCGGGTAGTAGACAAAGCATCCCCACAACCGGGCTAAGGCTTATAGATGTTGTGCGTAATCAGAACGGTAGAGCGATTACCCAGGTCGATAGAAAAATACTCGATGAGACGCTTCCTAACTGGCACGAAACTGTTGCTGACGCGACCAGAAAGATTGAACACTTTGTTTTTGACCCGGCAGATCCGAAGCACTTTTATGTCTACCCTAAAGGCACTTCTTCGCATTATTTAGAAATTGTGTATAGCGCCGCGCCTACGGATATTGTTATTAGCAACTTCTCTAACAACACAACAGTGATTAGCGTTGATGACATATATTCAAACGCTATTCTCGATTACATCCTCTATAGGTCATATCAAAAGGATTCAGAGTTCGCGGGTAACTCCCAACGAGCAGCTATGCACTACAGCGGATTCTCTAGCGCATTAGGAATTAAGACTCAGGTTGATGCCGCTTTAACGCCAATGTCTAGCACACCGGATATAAATTTGGGGCGTGGCTAATGAAATATTCAGACTTTAGTTTATACGTCCGCCCAGAGACTCAGGGCGCTCCCGACTTTCTTATCGAGAGAGCTATTCGGGATTCTGCTATTGAGTTTTGTAAGCGGACAGGCGTGTATATACCAGAGCCTGAAAGCATACTTATTATTGCTGGACTCAATGAATATGAAGTAACTGTTCCTTCCGGGACAGAAATGAACTACATCACTGATATTTATGCAGACAAAACAAAACTACAACCAGTTAGTTATAACGAGTTATTAGAAAGGCTTGGCGACGAAACTGAGAGAGGGACTCCTAGGTATTATTCTCAGAGGGATAACTCGTCTTTCTTTATAGCGCCTATTCCGGCAGATGCAGACACCTTTAGAGTTTTGTATTCGCTCAAGCCATCATCAACATCAACTAGTGTTCCAGATTCAGTTGGTAAAGAGCACAGAGAAACTATCGCTCAGGGCGCTCTTTATCGATTACAGATGATGCCGGGGCAACCTTTTAGCAATCCAAGTTCGGCAGGCGTTAACAAGCAACTGTTCGATAAGGAGGTGGGGCGGACGGTACGGCAGGTTAAATATGGATTCTCAGGTGGGTCATTAACGGTTAAAAAGAGAGCGTTTATCTAATGGCATATGCAACAACTTTAAACTTTGTAACAGGTGACACGCTCCCTGCTTTGACTTTGACGCTGAAAGATAAAAACACTGCTGCCTCTGGCGCTGTCTTAGATCCTGACAACAGTGATACTTGGGACGCGATAGATTTAACGGGTACTACAGTTCTTCTACGTTTGCGAAAGG